TCAGCTCACATTCGAAAGGTCGAGCGTCCAAGTTTCGGCGACTGCGTTAGACGCCGAGGGCTTAACGCCTGCAAGTTTTAGTCGAGCGTATACCCGGCCCACGATCGGGCGTCGGGCACCGGTTAGAACGAACTCCCAGTGGTTGTCAGTCAGCCACTGGATTTGTTTTGAGGGGAGCATGTAGCCAGTGATAGCTGCCAGCTCTTCCTCGGCGAGGGTTTCGCTTTGTATTTCCATGAGGTGGTCCTTGCCGCCATAGCGGCTGACTTTGAAAGGGGAAGGGGACGTTGTTGCAAAAACAAAACAATTTATGATGTATAGAAAATTCGGAAAACCTAATACCTAGAGTCTCCTATGTGGCGAATACGTTTAGCGATGGGTCTTGCTTTCTTTCTTACAGGGCTGGTACTGGCAGTTTTCGCTGGGCTGGATGGCCGCTTCTGGTGGGCATACGGCTTTTTGGTGGCCGGCGTTTCTGGCTCTGCCACAGTAATTTTATGGGAGTCTTATATCGATCCGATGTTTTGGCTGGCTCCTATTCTCGGAGCAGCTCTGACGATATTTTCTGTTTTAGACGTTTTTACTTCGAGTCACGCAGTTAACTCCAAGGAGATAGCGGCGCAGGACGACTTTGTAAGCTTGCTCATTCATCTTGAGGTCAATGGATCTCGCATGAGCGCACGCGAGAGGGCGCTGACTGCGGAGGCATTTAAGGTGTGCGCACTTCAAACCAATTATGACCAGCTTGAGCTTGTAGGTAGTGCTCAAAAGGCAATTTACTTAGGTTCAACGCTGACATTGGTTGACGGAATCAATTCGGCCATGGCCGGAGAGGGGCCCCTGCGATGCCTTGATTACTATCGCGAGCTGAGAAAAACTCAGGCGCCACCTTTTGCTAGGATGGAGCAAAGACATTCCTGGCTATTGGAGTATCTCACTACTGATGCTCAATAATTAATCGGTGCAGTTCTATAGACATGGATGTTCTTTTCTCGGTCATGCCCGGCGGTGGCGTAGAGAGGTCGGGCTGATTTCTTAGTCCTGACAGCCATTTCTTTTGCGCGCTTGCGGGCATAAGCCAGGAACTCATTGAAGGCGCCCTTCGGGGAGGTCTGCTTTTGCTTGTAGAGTACTAGCGCTTCGTCGGCGATGATCATGCAGATGCCCGAGAGCGTTCCCTCTTTCTGAAGATGAATGTTGCCCCGCTTTCTGATGAACTTATGGGGGGGCGTAGGTCCGGCTGTTTAGCCTCCGCCCTCGCCAGGGTGGCGTGATTGGTTTATGTGATCTATAGATTCAGATCCGGCATGGAGCCGGATAAAGGAGCTGAAATGAGTGATATAGAAAACAGGCTGGTGGCCATCGAACAGGCGATTGTCGCTCTATTATCCGAGGCGAAGGCTGCCGGTGTTAATCTAGAACACCTGGCAATCGCAGCGAAGGCAGGCATTATGGGCAACAATATGTACACCTACGTCGGTAGTCCAGAGCGGAAAGTTGCGGCTTGCGAAGCTGTCGATGCTTTGCTTCAAAGCGTCAAGTAGGTGAGATGTTAGCTCCGCCCTTTTCATTTAGCGCAGTAGGTGAGGGCGGGTCAGCTGAAAAGGTTTTGACTCTTGCCGGTGGCCAGGTAGTGAAAGTCTTGGATTTTCATCTGCTGCTCGACAGTGAACATCGGGTTGCATTCAGTACAGTGCCCCGCAATCCGAACGGCGTGAAAGCTCAGTTCATCCAGATCATAGTCCCTGAGGCATGACGGGCAGGTGATGGCTAGCTCGGCATCCGGGCAACAATGCTCGGCGTCTTTCTTGTCGCTGTGGGCCTGCTCACAAGCTGGGCACATCCAGCATTCAGATACCTCTGGCTGGCAGCACTGTTTGGCATCGTTCTCCCAGTCGTGCAGCTCATTACAATTTCCGCACTCCCATTTAACGACGACTTCAACTCGTTTTCTCACGGGGGATCTCCAAGGGGGGCCTGCTTCGTGCGGCTGACGTGATATCGTTTATTTTTTTGCACCCGATTAAAGTTGCCTAAGGAGCTTTAGATGTCAGTTGACTACAGCAAAGGTAGGTACAAGATTGTTTGGGAAAGTGGCACGCTGGTTGGCACCATTGAGCGTGAGAGCGTAGTTCGCCTGAATGGCGAGGTTGTGTTCACTTTCGATGACGATTCCTGTTTCTATGACAAAAAAGGCGATTTAGTTGGTCGGGTTGGTAATGGGGTATTCCGATCGCTGGGTGGTAAGCACGAATACCGCGTTGAACCGCTGTAGCCCCGGCGTTCCTCCCCACGACAAGGAGTCTTGGGGTTGGCAATATGCGTTGCGTTGGGGTATCAAGTCTTCCTGGCATCTGGCCGGTTAGGGGAAAGTAAAAATGTCAAACCAGGCACAAATTGATGCCATTGAGCACCTGCTATTGGCAGTGCTGAAGCAGTCCGGAGTTACGTTTTCCGACGTCGCAATTGAAGAAGCGCTTGCGTCTCTGATGAGAGCTGATGCGCCTGGTGGGCTTGAGCGGCGAGGAGCAGCCGGTGATTACCTGATGGCGTTGAGATTACGGCTCGGTTAGGCGCCGTCGTACGTAACAGTTGTTAACAATTAGATTTTGTTTAGGGTATTACGGGTGACCGGCATGGAGCCGGAAGGAGAGTCAAAGTGAGTGACGATCATTCGATAGGCCCAGCTCGAAAACTTCAGCTTGCTAAGAATGCAGCAGCTGATGCTGCTGATGATTTTTTTGAGAAAAATTGGCCGCTTGATACTGATGAAAAATACTCTCAGTACGAAGCGCTTGAGTCCATAGCAGCCTCTGCTCATGCCGAATTTAGAGAGTTCATCCGTCCCAAAGGGCCTCCTTCCGGCAGATAAGAAAGAGGGGCCGGCGCCGTCCTCCGTGACCGGTGGTGGCAATTTCAGGAGTAGTGATGTTTGATAGAACTGCTGATCTATGGATCAGGGAGTAACAGGGTATGGATCGGGCTTCGGTTGATGATCTGAATGAAAAGGGCTTTCTTTCACCAGCGATTGAAAAAGTGAGAGAGAGCTACAAATCGACCTACCGAAAGTCATTTGAAGAAGTAGAGACTGCCTCTGGTGTCGCTCAGCTATTAGTCATGGGCGCTGGGGCCGACCGATACATCCCCCATCAGATGGCTTCACTTGTTTTTTTTCATAAGCTGGTCAGGAGTTGTCAGGCGGCAATACTGCTATGTGAAAGAGGGCTCATTGTTGACGCCCAAACTCTTTGCCGTTCAGCGGTTGAGGCTTTGTTTCATGCTGTAGCTCTGATCAATGATCCGTCCGTGTTTGTTCGTATGTGTAGAGCTGGAGATATCGAAGACCGAAAACAAGCTAAGGCGATGATCAAATCGCTAGCTGAGCTAGGACTATCTGAAAAAAACATTCAGGACTTGAACGAAGTGATCAGTCGTGCGGACGGTGAAGGTGCAGGTTTTTCGACTTTTGAGGCCGCCCAAGTCGCGGGCCTGATACCTCTCTACGAAACCATGTATCGCGGTCTTTCATCAGTGGCGAGTCATGCCACTTTTAGATCAATGGACTCGTCTCTCTTGGTCAGGGACGGAGAGCCTGTGCTCATTACGGGCCCTACCGATTATCATCTGGAATTTACTCTTGGAATTTTGAAGACCTGCTTGGACATTTCAAGTAATAGGTTGCGAGATAGCTTCGTTTTTGAGGAATAACTCCTGCCTATCTACTATTTCCAGGAACGATGATCTCGTCGCCCGGGTCTTGATGGATGGCGAGAAGGCTTTTGTTGCGAAGTTCCCGCGCCCCGCTTTGCGATATCTCGATTTCGTGGCGCAGCGGATTCAATAGCGGCTGACACTTCGCGGAACCCAGCGCATGCAGGTGATGAATCATCAGCTTCATCGTCTCGCCCTGCTCAGTAATGCCTGACCATTCCATAAGGTCGGCCAGTTCCTAGCGGGTGCCGGGGCGAACCCTGAGCCTCAGCTCCTCTTCGGCAAGTGCCACCCGCTCTCGGGCAGTTTTGACCGACCGTTCCTGTACCGATTTGGCCATTACAAATTACTCTTTTCAATTTGAAACTATGTTGCTGGTACACTGATTTACGCCGCCCACTAGGTGACGCCAACCCAAGGGAATGAGATGGAAATCAAAGCTTTTTGTATCGCGCATAGTATAGATTTGAGCCGGTGCGCTGTGTCTCTAGGCGGCGGCGGCTTCACACTAGTCGAATTGGAAACGTCGCCTGTTGAATTTTTGACCTTAGCCGAAGAGGATCTTCAACGTGGAGGACTATCTGCGCTTGTGAATGCTACGACAAATGCGAAACGTGCGATTGTAAGCCAGATTGATCAACTTTTGATATCTTTAGGCTACGACTCGATTAGCTTTGAAATTCCTCGCAAGATAGATAGATTAAAGGGACTTGGGTTGTTAGCTCCACGATTGTTGAAAAAAGTGGTAAAGATGCGAAATATTCTTGAACATGAGTATAGAAAACCGAAGCTATCTGAGGTAGAGGAAGCCCTTGATATTGCGACTCTATTCGTCCTCTCATCCTCTGTAATGTTCATTCCTTTTGATGATGTACTGGAATTCTCGCTATATAAGGCGTCGAATAAGAACACACCAGTCAAGCAGGTAACTGTTGGATTGGCGCGAGAAGCAGGCAGAGTCTTTTACACTGCATATGCTTACGAAGGTGACGCTGCCAATAATCCCTGCGTCGGCAAATGCGAGATTCCATCAGGGCATGCCCTCTTTGATCCAATGGTCAAAATATCCGCTTCAATGATGCAGAAATACAAGGTGGATCAGGCGTTCAGGGACTTTGAAGCGGTATACGCGACTCTGTGACCTAGCCGTAGATGGTTTGCGGCGACTATCACTTGACTCTGATTGAGCTTTCACCGCGTTCCAGATGCGCCCAGGCAGGCTCTGGAATAAGTTCATGCTCGACATCTTCGCCAGTCTGAATGCGCTTGCGGATTGAATCGTTGTGTATGCGAATTTCTTTAAGCTTCGCGGCGATGGCCTTTTTGTCTGCAACTATGTCCGTTTTAACTACGGTAAGGTCGTCGGGAAGTTCGTCTTCCTTGTCGACGATTACCTTCTCAGGTGCCAGTGCAAGCGTGATGGTGAACAGGGGGCGCTTGATCGACTTGATGTCGGCAGCCTCCATGTTCCTGCGCAAATAATCGTTGAGCTTGCCTACGGTATTTTTCTTGATGCGTTTGAGTTCATTCAGCCGGTCGACCTCTTTTTCAATTGCGTCGATATCGCCGCCAATGTTGCGTGCAAGCATGACAACGTTTTCAGCCTTAACCTCAAACTCACCGATGATGCCGTCCATGGTGTCCTGGATAGCTTGGATTAGACTTTCGTCGTCGGTATCAGACATGCCTGCCAACTCAGTCAGTTGGCTAGTCAGTGTGTAGAGCTCGGTCATGCTGCTGACTCCTGCGCAAAATTGGGGGAGAGGTCTTTTAGCTCCTTGGCGATTCGCTTAACGGCGTTGTCGTCATTGCGAGCTGTAAGTCGACGTACCGCGTGGTCGTGGATCTTTTTGAGCTCCTGCGCCGACTGAGCACCTTTCATGGTTTCAATGACTGACCTGATGTAGTCCAGGCGTTCTTGTTGCTGCCTTTCTTCTTCAGCAACACGGTCTTCTGCCTTGGAAATAGCCACCTCATCTCGTACGGCGTCGACATAGGCTGCATCGGCCAACAAGCCCCTGTGGATGTCAGCCGAGAAACCTAGAGGTTGCAAGCACTTGCCGATGGCATCTGTGAGGGACTTTTTGGCCGCCTCCCAATCGGTCAGAATTTTCCCCTGCTGCAGGAATACGAAGGGGGTGTGTCCGTAGTGCTGGACGGTGCATTTCTGGCCGTCTTTACCCAGATACCAGAGCTCAATTTTGAGCGTGTGTAGCTTCGCGTTGATCCGCGGAGCATCGGGCCATTCTTTGGTTGGTGCCTGGAGAGGGGCGCCGTCATCGAACCGGTCTTCAAGGACCGTCCAGCCCCAACCCTCGCCGCATGGGCCGAATACTTCAGTGGCCTTACGCATAAGGTAAGTGGGCTTGATGGCGGTGCCTTTAAAACCGCCCATGCCCGTGAAGTTCTTTGTTGCGCTTGGGTCAGTGGTATCGACCTGGTCCCAGATCCGCATATTTGTGGTCATGAGAAATCCTTGCCGCGTTAGACGCAGCATTGAGAGAAGGATAGGGGCTGGATCGACTTGATCCGCATATCAAATTCGCGACTCAACGCGTGGGGGCAATGCGAAGAACAGGTCAAAAGAGAAGGCTGGTCAGCTCTGTTGCTGTACCCGATAGCGAAGGACCTGGAGTACTCGACCTCCGTAGCTGGGTTCTGCGTACTGCTCAATCGGTGCCCCGAAGAAGCCGCGGCGCTCGGCCAGTTTGTAAGCTTCACGTAGGTTGTGAGCGCTGATGTCTTCGAGCTCTTCGTCGATGAGTGATTTAACCGGTGGCGTGGTCATTTCATCTCCTTGCGCCGCCGGCAGACGTCCAGAAGGCGTGCGCTGTACCAATGGAATTCCTCCGCGTTGATGGCGCCCGAGGTGTAGTGCCGGACAATTAAGCCTTCGGTGAGGGCTTCTTCGATCTGGGGCTTATCCTGGTCCTCAAGTGCCAGTAGCACTTTATCGATTTCAACGTATGGACTCATAGCTCATCGTCCTCTGCCTGGGCGATCAGGGCGTCATCAGCCAAAGGCTCCACGAGGCGTTGAGCGATCATCCTGAGCTGTTCTATAGGTTCGGCTACCGCCAGCAGGTCCTCGGCGCCGTCTCGGGCCAGGAACCGATCACCCAGCAGTCCGGCGATTACCATTTCGCCAATTGCACAGGGACTTTTACTGTCACTGTTGATTGCGAACTGCTCGACCTCGGAGGCGAACGATTTGAATGTCACGCCCTGGGGGGCATGTAGCCGTCGCTTGAATTGCACATCGCTGCGGCGGTCAACCAGCGTTTCCACAGCGTTGTCGATCCACTCCTTGCGAGCAAACTCCAAAGCCGTCTCGCTCACTGGAGGCGGCAACTGAGCGTCGTAACGCTCCTGACAAATCTTCAATGCTGAGCTCATGATCGCCTCCATAGGTGGGTAACGGTCCAACAAAATTCGGCTGCACTCGTCTGCTCCGCTGGTTGCCGTTGGGCGTGGAGGGGAGTGCATGCGGGTTGTGTTGGTAGAGTTGAGATGCTGTTTGTTTGGGTAGGTGAATCAACGGCGGCCGGCTATAACCAGGATGGCGATCAGCCAGATGAATCCTGCAAGATAGGTGACCCAAAGCGGTGCCGTTATCAGCCACCAAGACCAGCCGACAACGCCTGTTATCTTCAGGACCATCAGTGCGAGCGAAGCCGAAATCGTCGTTACCAATATCGCGCGAGGTCGAATATTTCGCGGTTTCATTTCCTTCTCCAGGTTGTTTTCCCAATGCACCCGGGTAACCAGGTGCATCAGTGAAAAGGTCCTTGATCGTTCGGCTCTACTGGAGCGGTACAGATCGATTCAAATTGTTCCTCCGGCCGCGACTCTGTGTCCGCCGGAAAACTGGTCATGGCGCTTTACGCTGCACGCCTGGGTCAGTTGCCAACCCTCTGAACCGTTGAGGCCGGTTCATCGCTGCCTTTGAATCTGGATCGGTGTTGACCCGGCTTAATCTGCGTTAATCGCAGAATATGGTTTGCATTATGCGCAGAATAATTTCTGCGTCAAGCGCAAATTTTAAAAAGGTCACAAAAAAACCCGCACATGGCGGGTTTGTTTGCAGGGCTTAGGAAAAGTGTCTGAGGTTGAGCTCCCTCAGTATCTGAAGCGACGGTCTATCGATCTTAAAGGCCAGTCATCTTTGTATCTATGACGCGGCCAATGATTTTGCAGGCGCCGTCGATTTGAATTGTTCTGTAGTTTGGATTGAGAGGGCGTAGATACTTGAGGCCTGCATCCTCTATGTACTGTTTGAAAGTACTCTCTCCGCTGTCCAGCATCTTTACGACGTAGTATTTACCACTGATCAATTCAGCTTCAGGCTTTACTAAAATCCGAGACCCTTCGGGGAAGCTAGGATTGCCTGCGCAGGTCATTGAATCGCCACGAACCGTTAACCAGAATCCATGGTCGCCTGCATTCTCGGTGGAGGCTATCCAGTCATCTGCGTCGCCGGGTTGGAAAGCTTCGCAAGATTCTCTCCATTCTCCAGCAATTACCCAACTGATTAATGGGTATTCCTTAGGGGATCGACTAGGTTGTAAGGCAGCTTGCACATTGGCCATCCCAGAATCGGTTTGCTGGCTGAGCTTGATACCGAGAACGCTCATTATTTGCTTAAGCTTTTCTGGAGTTGTGCCTTGCAAGCCACGTTCTAGACGAGAAAGGTTGCCAGAGTCTGAGTCGACCTGGTGGGCCAGTTCTTCGAGGGAAAGCTTTTTGGCTTTCCGTGCGGTTCTTATGATCGTTCCAATATCCATTGGCCAATTTTCCGATCCTTCTGCGTTATACGCAAAGCGCTAATCGCAGAATTAGATTGCAATGAATCTGCGTTAATCGCAGAATTGATGTGTAATCACTTCAGGGCATTGCCATGACTCCTTTAAAACGAGCACGAACCGCCAGGAAATGGACTCTTGCCGACGTTTCGGCACGTTTGGTTTTGCTTGGCGACACCATCGACTCGGGGAACCTTTCTCGAGTTGAGCGCGGTGTGCAGCGAGCCTCAACTGGACTAGCCGAAAATCTGAGCCGCGTATTCGATGGTGAGATCACTGAGATTCATATTCTCTACCCGGAGCGCTTTAAAGGCGCGTCAGAGGCAGCCTGATCATGTCTACGAGCCCATTAAGCCAAGAGCAGTCTGTAAGGGCGCGCAAGAACTACACGGTTCTCATGCAAAGGCTTGCATCGATTGGCAATGCACCCGTCGCGCATGCAGTGGGTTGCGATGAAGCAACGATCAGCCGGATGAAACCGGAAAAATTCGAACAGTTTGCACAGATACTGGCTGTTCTTGATTTGAAGATCGTTCCCAGTGAAATGCGCTGCTTCAACCAACGAGACATCGAGGCGATTTTCCATCAGGCGAAACGTTGGATGGAGCACGTCCAAAACGTCGACCAGTTGGAGGAGGGCTGACATGCAATTCACTGTCACCATCAACCAGGCGAAAGCGCTGGAGTGGGGCTTGAACTCCCAGCAAGCGCTGCTATTTGCGTTCGTCTATGAGTGCCCTAGCTGGGCAAACCCCATCAAGACGGATGCCGGGATTTACTTCGCCTTGAGCAAGGCCAAGATTGTCGAAGAACTGCCGTTGCTGACAGAAAAACCGGACACGGCTTATCGCTTGCTTAAAGCTCTGCATGAGGCTGGTTTGATTGAGCTTTCTAGCACCTCCAGCATCACGCTGGTTAGGCTGACCGACAAGGGGAAGGAGTGGAACCGCAAACTCGATGGGTCGGAAAAATTTCCGACCTCTAATTCGTTGGATGGTCGGAAAAAAATCCGAGCCAAGGTCGGAAAATTTTCCGACAAATCAGGATACCAATAATCAGGATACCAATCAGGTAACCAGTAATCAGGATTTGCTGGGCGGATCGGGCAAGCCGAACCGCACCGGCCTGGTGCTGGTGATTGATCGAACCGATACCCCTCGGGTTGAAATTCCCGCCGACATGCCTGGCCCGAAAGACCAAACCTGCAAAACCTTCAAGGTCTGGGCGAACTACGCCATGGCCTACCGCAAACGGTACAGCGCCTGGCCGGTGTGGAACGCCAAGGTTGCTGGCCAGCTCGGTCAGCTCGTCGATCGTCTCGGCGCCGATGTCGCCCACCACGTTGCAGCTCATTTCTTGAAAACCGCCGATGCCGCTGTCCTGCGCAAATGCCACAGCCTCAACGAGCTGCTGGCGAATGCCGAGAGTTACCACACCCAATGGGTAACCGGTCAGCGGGTGAACGGTACCATCGCCCGCCAAATGGAGCGCACCGAAGCCAACTTGTCCGCAGCGGAGCAGGCAGCTCAGTTGGTCCTCGCCAACCGTCAAGCAGGAGGTGGCAATGAATACCTCTGAGATGAACGCTACCCAGGTTGCGGGTTTGGCTGCCGCCATTTGCGGCACAGCCGAGGCGATGGGGCAGGAGATAAACCCCCGCACCGCAGCACTCATGGCAGAGGATCTGGCGGTATATCCCGTGTCGGTTGTACGGGCTGCCTTGAAGGCTTGCCGCAACGAGGTGAAAGGGCGCCTGGCAATGGCGGACATCCTGTCACGCGTGCAGCTCTCGGATGGACGCCCGGGCAAGGATGAGGCCTGGTCTATTGCACTCACAGCGAGTGACGAAAGCGAAACCGTTGTGCTGACCGCTGAGATCCAGCAGGCCATGACCGCAGCAGCCCCCATCTTGCGTCTGGGGGACAAAGTCGGAGCCCGTATGGCGTTCATCAGTGCTTACGAACGTCTCGTTACCCAGGCCCGTACAGAGGCTTCCCCGGTGTCCTGGAGTGTATCTCTCGGCTTTGATCCCGTTCGCCGCATCGCTGCCATTGAATCTGCTGTGCGGATGAAGCTTATCCCGCAAGAGCAGGGCGCTCAGTACCTCGCTGAATTGCGTATTGCAGCGATCACTGACGATGGCCGGGCCATTGCCGGATTGCTGTCAGGCGATGTTATTGAGCCATCTCCTCGCGTGCGAGAGAAGCTTGCTGAGGTACGCCAGATCGTCGAAGTCGCGAAGGCCCGGCAGGAGCATGAACGACGCAAAAAAGCTCAGGCCGATCGGGTTTATACCTACTTGCGCAAGCGCAAGGCTCGGGCTGCTATCGCGATGATGCAAAGCAGGGAGGGCGTGTGATGGGGGCGAACTGCAAAGGGGAGTCCAGCCTCTCGCTCACGTACAGACTTCCGCAAGGCTTACGGGCTATGGAGGCTGGTTCGGCGGATTTTATTCAAGCGAAAAATAATGATCAAGAGGGGAGCAGGCCATGGCTGAGCTCGCATTGATTCGTACTGCCCAAGGCCTGGTGCCGGCTACCGAGGCTGATCGTGAGGCCGTCCAGAAGTGGAAAGCTGGCCAGGTGATCCACGGCAAGTTCACGCGCATGCGCAATGGCAAGTTCCACGGCAAGTTCTTCTCCATGCTCGATCTAGCCTGGGAGTATTGGGAGCCAGTGGGAGGGCTTATCCCTCGTCAGGAAATGCGCGGCATCCTGGGGCTGGCCAAGTACTTCGAAGCGCAGAGCGGTAAGCCTGGGCAGCTGTCCCACGCCGTGGAGGCATATATCTCCGGCCTGCAGGAAGCCCGCGCGGCTCGGTTCCCGGCGGTGGAAAAGAGCCGTGAGGCGTTTCGTGAGTGGGTGACCATCGAAGCGGGACATTTCCACCTGATCCAAACGCCCGAGGGAATTCGAAAGAAAGCTAAGTCGATCAGTTGGGCGAGTATGGACGAGACGGAGTTCGAACCTCTCTATCGCGACGTATTCAACGCCTGCTGGAGGTTGGTGCTGTCTGCTCATTTTGAGAGCGAAGAGCAGGCCCTGGCCGCCGCGGAGATGATTGGGAGCTATGCGTGAGCCTTTCCCCCAATCAGCCTCGCCCGAAGAAGTGCCGTGTTCCAAGTTGCAGGGCCTCATTCATCCCACGAGTGAGCTTCCAAACCTGGTGTTCTCCGGATTGCGCTGTAGTAATCGCCAGGGCCAAGCAGGAGAAAAAACGCAAAGAACTGGCGAAGGTTGAACGCCGGGAAATCAAGGTTCGTAAGGAGAAGCTGAAGAGCAGGGCGGATCACCTACGTGAAGCCCAGGCGGCGGTGAACGGGTACGTTCGGCTGCGTGACGCTCATCTGCCGTGCATCAGCTGCGACTCTACGCCGAACGACAACGACCTTATGACCGGGAGCCGCTGGGATGCCGGGCACTACCGGTCCGTTGGCGCCTGCCCGGAGCTGCGCTTCGAGCCACTGAACATCCATCGTCAATGCGTGAAGTGCAATCGCAATCTATCCGGCAATGCCGTGGAGTACCGCATCCGGCTAGTCCTGCGGATCGGCGCGGACAAAGTCGCCTGGCTAGAAGGGCCTCATGCGCCCCGTAAGTACGATGTGGAACAGATCAAGGCCATCAAGGCTGAATACCGAGCAAAGATCAGGGAACTGAAGAGGAGAGCAGCGTGAAGAAGCGTACTTACGTCAACAAGCCACTGGGCGATACCGAGTATCTACTGGAGCAGTGGGGCTGGTGGCGAATGGATGGGATGGGCGTGCCTCACTACGTGTCACCGCTCTATGCCCTGATCCGAGACAACAACGCCAGCACGGGTGGCATCAAGAATTACAGCGTCACAGATGAAGTGGCCATGGCGATTGATAGAGCCGTGGCCAGGCTCTCCATTCGCGATGAGCAAATGGGCAATTTCATCTGGTTGTATTTCGGTGCGAAGTGGCCGGCACTCCGGATCGCCAAGGAGAGCGGGATCGGGGAGGCGAAGGCCCGAGAGGTCATCAAAGCAGGTGTCGCTTGGGTTGACTGCGCCCTTGAGGTATTGCGTACCGCTGCGTGAACAGCTCTTACCGGCCCGATAACACCCGTTCCCATGGCAAGGTGCTCAGCTGTAAAACCAGAATACGTAACTGTATAGAATTGCCCCCCCCATCAACATTCTACTTGACCAGTGCGCGTCGTATCCATGACAGGCTGAAGTCGGCCAGAAGCGGCCATTCAATGAAAGGTAGTCATGCGCCTGCCCCCTGCCATACGAAATGATGCCCATAAGGCAGTTACATATATTTCGCTAGTCAACTACGCTATGCGAAATTTCGGCTTTGGCGAATCGCGTCGCCTCTAAAGGAGCTCTCGTGGCCCTATATCTTTCCAGCATTCAGTTCAGCAATATCCGGGGCTTCAAAGATTTTTCGTTGTCGTTCGAGGCAGGAAAGAAGCACCGGCAATGGACCATCCTTATAGGCGATAACGGGCATGGTAAAACCACCATATTGCGCGCGATTGCGCTAGGACTGGGTGACGAAGTCACTTCCAGCGAGCTTTTGGCGCTGCTGCCCGGCAAATTTATTCGAATGAATAAGAGAGGGGTCTATGCCCCGTCAAGCAAAATTACAATAATCTTACGGGACGGAGATTCCAAACGGATTACGATCACCACTGAGCTCAAAATGGATGAGCACGGCGGGGTCACTATAAGCAAAGATGTAAGCGACCCCGCGTTCAAGTGGAACGATATTTTTGTTTGCGGATACGGCTCCAATCGAGGTATTGGCGGGCGTATGCATAGTCAATATGCCCTACGAAACTCTTTAATGACGCTCTTCAATGACAGGGCCGGAGTATTGGAGCCGGAGTCCATACTTCGCGATTTTGCTCTCATGGCAGCACAGAGCAAAAATGGAGCGGATGATCCACTCAAGGAGATGAAGAGCTACCTTTGGAAGCTATGGGGGCTCAATCCGAATCACAACTTGGACATTACTGCCGAACAGGTCGTTATTCACGGACCTTGGGGCGGGATGCCATTTCACGCGTTAGGTGATGGCTACAGGGGCACCGGTAGTTGGCTACTAGACCTTATGGGCAATTGCGTCAAAGCTGGTCGCTGGAACTCTCCGCAGAAGTTGGCTGGTATCGTATTGCTCGACGAGATGGACGAACACTTACATCCAAGATGGCAGAGAACGCTGGTTCCGACACTGCGACGCCTTTTGCCGAATATTCAATTTATTGCGACCACACATTCCCCATTGGCAATTGTCAATACGCATCCCGGAGAGCTTTTCGCGACTAGGTTACACAATGCAGTTGCTGAACTAATTCCTGATGCTTTGCCATCACCGGATGGCCGCGGTGCGAACGAGCTTCTTCTTGGCGAGTGGTTCGGTTTAACTTCAACGTTGGACAGCGCTAGTGAAAATCTGCTGAAGCGTTATCGCAAGGCATTCCAGGAAGGCGACAAGCAGTTGCTAAAGGAGCTGGAGCCTAAGGTCCGTCACCGCATCAAGTCCTTTCTACCCTCTCAGCTTGACAACACAGCTCAAGCAGATTTGGACACGCGACAGCGTTCACGCGTCGACTCTATTACTCCGGAGCAAGAAAAAAGACTGGTAGCAGATGCGGTCAGCAAGCGCCTTAAAAAATTGAGTAAAACGAAATGATTGGCTTGAAGGGACGGCACCCAATTGAGCCTGCTTCTCTGGTCAAACTGAGTGAGCCGGATGCCAAAGCTCTTCTGGCGCGAGTCAAACCCAACACCATTGCTATATTTAAGGAAAAGGACTTTCCGAATCATTGGGGCAATTTCAAGCACCACTTCATTCTTCCCCAGTACAATGGTAAATGTGCGTATTGCGAAACGCCTACCGTGTCCGGCAGTCCAGGAGATGTAGAGCATTTCCGCCCGAAGTCGTATTGCCAGCCCCTTAGCCCCGCAAAAAACCGTGATGACTATGGAGGTCAATCTCCGGGCAGGAGCAGTGCTGGACCGAAAACCGAAGGCTACTGGTGGTTGGCATATAAATGGAGCAACTACCTTCTGAGCTGCAACCGGTGTAATTCTACTTGGAAGAGAAATCAGTTTCCGGTGGCGGCTGTAAGGTCGAGACTTGGCGATAGGTTATCCGCTGAAAGAGCATTGCTTATCAACCCTTTCAAAGTAAACCCAGAGCGGCATTTTGAATTCGATGCATATACAGGACAGATTCTCGGGTTAACTCCACAAGGAGTAGCTACGATCGATGTATGCGGGCTTGACCGCCGGTCGTTGGAAGCGCAGCGAGCTACCAAGGGAGCAAAATTGCTCAGGCGTTACAAAGAATTCGTTCTTGCTTCAGACGACAACAACGTCTTCGCGCAAAATATTGCATTGAAAGCTTTGATGGATGAATGCCGCAGTAAAGAGCCCTATGCTGCGGTCGCACGTTGCTTCGTGAAACAAAAATTGAAGATAGGCTATCCCGACTTGTTGGTGATGAAGCGAAAAGGCCTGATCTAGGGAAAACCTCTAATACGGTGCCTACGCTCGGGGTCGAGGTAACGCATTAATAAGCCTTTGTAGGTTGGATGAATCAAAGTAGAGGAAACTTTGGCCGATTTCTGCTGGAACGTGGTCTCGGCTGCTGATGCTTCGGGCAAACCGCTCGTTGATTTGAACAAAGGCGTCGAGCGCAAGTTTCGCGTTTCATTCGGTGACAAGAACCTAAACATCAGCGGCGGTTGCAATGGCCAGTTCGGGGGCTACCAATTCCAGGATGGGATTTTGAAGGTGCAACCACTGGCCTCTACGCTTACGGCGTGCGACAAGAGCCTGATGAACCTTGACGCCCAGGTGGGTCGCCTGTTCAAGGGTGATCTGCGTGCCGTCATCACCGGTGATATCACAGGTCCTATGCTGCGACTGACTACTGCGGACGGCTCGGTGCTCAAGCTACAGGGCGAGGCTACTCCTGAGACGCGCTACGGTAGCAAGGGTGAGATCTAGTTCCTGGAGGTGGCTCCCAAGACCGTCAAGCGCAGCCATCCGATGATCCCTAACTTTCAATGTTTACAAGTGCGCGAGCGCCGCTATGACGAAGCCGGCCTGCAGCTTCCGACCCAAGACACATGGCATTCGCTGTATCAGTCTATCGAAGGATTCGAACATCATGACGGCGTATGCACCGTGCTGAGGGTAAGGAATACGAATGGAAGAATCCGCCAGCAGACGCACCGTCGAAGGTCTATGTGTTAGATCTGGTCGTCGAACAGGACGCTTCTGGGGCCAATAGATAAGCGAGACGCAAAGCAGGCCGGTATCCACTCGTAACCGGTGCATACCGACCTGTCGCAAGCACTCGAGATGCCGGCGTTGCGTAGTCAGATTACGCTTTGGAGGTTTTTCAACAGGTTGCGTGAAAAGCCTTTCCACGCGGATAAACACCTGATTTCATGACACGGTGTTCAGCTGTTTCAGCGCGACACCCCACAAAAAGCCCGGCCATTGCGCTGGGCTTTTTTGTCAAAGCTTACGGTTGGGTGTTTTTGCCTCTGTCTGGAGGTTTTGGATGTCAAGCGCCAACCGGCTCGGCTTGCAGAGTCAAATCTAGAGGGCCGCGATTCCTATGGATTTCACTCTTATGTCGGTAAAGGAAAGCTCTTGTCTGCTACGTCAGGATTATCAGTCCATTTCGAGCTCAGGTTTTTCTTCACGCAGATATCATGGGTTTTCTGACCAAGGAGGCGTTTAGTTTTATTCAAATTCTCCGGCGAGACCTGATTTTTCAGCTTGTTGTTATCCAAAAAACCGCAGTGGTAAATTTTGTCGGCCTCTTCAACGTCACGGTGGACGCGCGCAGTCTCGTGAGGTTTTGGTGTTCGATCAGGGTGAGCAGTGGTTGGGATATTCTGGTTAAAATCAGCCAGGAACGCCCGTGGTGAGAACGGATTACCGGCATCAAAGGTTAAACCCAGCACCTCACAAAGCTTTCGATATTCTTCTTTCGTCAAATTAGGGTTGGCAACGACAAATCCCTGACCGACTTCATAGCTGAAAACAAAGTTATGCCCAATGGCTGAGAACAACAGCTCAAAAGGCTTCGTGTCAATGAAGAAAAACACCTCAAAGCGGGCATCGCCTTTGGTGTATGTAAACCGTTGCCTGTCTAATTGCTGGGCCCGCATGGAACCGTAAATTTGACGCAAGCCATCGAGCACAATCGCCATTCTAGAGCCTTCTTTGTGGTTTGGTGGCCAGACGCTATCATCGTTTTCTCCGTCTGCCTATCTGGTTGACCGCACTTTGTGAAGGACTGGCACGCGGACGGTCTAATTCATCGACCACGGCTAAGTGATTCGTGTGTGTGTTGTGGCGTGCCGAGTGGTTACCCATGGGGGAAATCTGAATTCCTGCTGATGGCTACACGAATGTTTTTTGTACTGGTTATGCTCAGTCATCGCCTCCCCGCGGCAGAGTGCTTGGTAATAGCGCGTGTACTGCAAGAACTGCATCGAGGTGATTCATGATTCCCAATGACCGCGCAGAAATTGTGCGGTGCCTAGCCAATACTCTATATGACGCCTATCCTCAATTTTGCTTTGCTCAAATCAAAAATATTCAATTACACGGAGGTAGATATGGCTCTCAAGGTGGGTGATACGGTGCGTTTGAGAAGCGGTGGTCCTGACATGACGATTCAGGTTCTCGGCAATTGGGAGCACAAAGGAATCAACGATGGCGCTCTTTGCGTATGGTTCGAAGGAAAGACAAAGCAGCAAGATGTTTTTGATGTTGCAACATTGAAACCAATTGACGAGCAGCATTTAGGGCGCCTTTAGCTAATCGTCTACAGACCCCGCTGATTGGCGGGGTTTTCTTTGAGGAACGGCGCAGCAAGTCGACCTTTCTACCCGCGTCTTCTTTTGAATTCTTTCGTTCCTAAGCCACAACCGATGTCTGGTTGCAGCCCTAAGAGGGGCGAGGTTTAAAAAGACAACTTTTCAGCTCTATTACGCAACTGCGCAGGCCTACAAAGGTAGATTCTGCCTGGCTCCCGCTGGGGCTGATGCTTTTTTGAGTTACGCAAATTACGCAGAAGCATGCTTCTTTGCGCACGCTGCGCAATTACCAACACAGGTACTCACCATGCCCTACATCGTGATCCCACAACCTTTCCCGAAGTCGCCACTGCAAACGCAGTTCGACACTGAGGACGAGGCGAACGCCCGCGCTCAATCCATGATCGAGCAGGCACCGCAGCAAGCTGTTTATGTCGCTGAATTGAAGACGCTGTACCAGGGCCAGGTGACTGTCACCTCAGCCCCTGCGATTGCTCAGCCAAAGAACCCCGAGCAGGGATAGTTTCACCGCCACGCCGGGAGGCGTTGCAACCACGTGCCGTATCGTCGAGACGACGACACACCAGCACAAACCGCCAGGGTTCGCCCTGGCACCTATTCATGTGAGCCCGCCAAGTGCGGGCTTTTGCATTTCTGGAGGCCAGCATGAAAGCCCCGGACAGGAGTTCATCTATGGCAAACCCCGCTCCGGAAGGTGTTGTAGAGGTGGTGGGTGCTTCTATCGCTAACAAGGGCATGATCGCCGGCGCCGGTGCTGGCTTCATTGGTTGGCTCTCCCAGGTCAACTGGATCGGCATCACCGGTGTCGTGGTAGCTGTGTTGGGGCTCGTGATCAGCACGTACTTTCAGATCCGCCGCGATCGCCGTGAACACGCTGAGAGCCAGGCCCGGCTCCAGGCTCTGCGCGATCAGTGCAAGTTATGAACGCTCAACTGCGCCAACGTATCGCGGTCAGCCTGCTGGCTGTAAGTGCGGCGGGCTTCTCCGCCTGGAAGGCAAGTGAGGGATATACCGACAATGCGGTCATCCCAACCGAAGGTGACGTGCCCACAATTGGCCACGGCTCCACGCGTTACGAAGACGGCAGGCTGGTAAAAATGGGCGATCAGATCACCGCTCACCGTGCCGAGGTGCTGGCTCGCAACCTGATGACCCAGGACGAGCAGCGATTCGCCGCGTCATTGCCGGGTGTAAAGCTGCACCAGGCAGAGTTTGATTTGTACATGGATTTCGTGGGCCAGTACGGCATTGGCACATGGCGCCAGTCCTCAATGCGCCGTGAGCTGCTTGCGGGCAACTACATCCAGGCCTGTAAGTCGCTGCTCAAGTATCGCTATGCCGCCCGGTTCGACTGTTCCGCTCCTGGCAACAAGCGGTGCTGGGGCGTTTGGAGCCGCCAGTTGAAACGCTACGAGCAGTGCATGGCGGTGCAGTTATGATCCGCTATCTGATCGCGGCACTGATCGCTTGCCTGATCCTGATCTACGGAGGCTGGCAGCGCATCGAATCCCAGGCCAGGGATCTGGCTGCTGCGACAGACCAGATCAGCACGTTGAACAAGGCCGTCGAGTCGCGGCGCAAAACCCAGAAGCTGCTGACTCAGATCGACACCGAAAAAACGAAGGTTCTCATCGATGCTCAAAATCAGAACAAGGCTTTGCTTGCTCGTGTCGGCACTGGCGCTCAACGCTTGTCAGTCCCAGCCCGCTGCCCAATCGTGCGAGCCGGATCAGTCCCCACCGGCTTGGATGATGCAAAAGAGAGAGCCGAACTTGACCCAGCGGCTGCTCAACGAATTCTCGCCACCGCAAACGACGGTGATGAAGCAATCATCGCCCTGACAGCTCTGCAAGAGTGGGTCGGCACCAAGTGTCTTGGCGTCACACCTTAATACCGAACAGAACCCAACCTACATGCAAAGGAAGCGCTTCTATGGCTGCTAAATGTGATTGGGCAGCCGTCGAGAGAGACTACCGGACGGGCTGCTACACCAACCGTGAGCTGGGCCGCCGGCATAACGTATCCGAGGGCTCTATTCGGAACCGCGCGGCAAAGGAAGAGTGGCAGAAAGATCTGTCCGAGATGATCCGTCAGCGTGTGCGGGAGAAGACCGGCCGTGCCGCCGCTGCAGCCATCACAGCTGCGACTAACGACGCCGAGATCGTCGAGCACGCTGCGGAAGCGGGCGCCCAGCTGATACACGGGCACCAAGTGTTGATTGCGCGTACTCGAGGCATTACTCAGCAGTACGTCGAACGTATTTCCGAGCAAGTCGCCAACGGCAAGATCATTGTTATGACGCCGAAAGGGTTGCCCGTTGAGATCGACATCCCCCTGGATTACGTAGGCAAAAGCCTGGGCCATGCCACTCAGTCCATTGAGCGCCTGATCAGACTCGAGCGTCAGGCCCATGGTCTCGACACAGACAAAGACCGGGAAAGCGCTGGCAAGTCCCTGGAAGAACTCCTTGCTGAGGCTGCCGGTGATGGCGAATGAAACCGATCGCCAGCGCTTGGTGCGCGAAGGTGATGAGTTCATCGCGCTGCATTATGCGAAGCAGCTGAAAGGTAAGACGCTGCTGCTCAAAGCCTTGGGCAACAAATGGTACCGGCTCAACGCCCTGTACAAAATCAAGGATAAAGACGGCAAGGTCCGGCGCTTCAAGCCAAACGACCAGCAACGTCAGCGGTTCCTCGATGAGCACAACCGCGACCTCATCCTCAAAGCCCGGCAGCTCGGGTTTACCACCTTTGAGATGATCGACGCGCTGGACGATTGCCTGTTCACCAGAAACTACAGTGCCGGCTGCATCTGCCACACGCTGCCGGATGCTAAAGAGATCTACCGCAACAAAATTCGGTTCGCCTACGAGAAGCTTTCGGGCGACCCGGCGTGGTCGGCGATTTTTAAGTTGATCGGCCTGCGCCTGCCGGTACCCCGCAGCGATAAAGACCAAGGCTACATCTTCGACAACGGTTCAAGTATCCAGGTCTCCACGTCGTTCCGGGGAGGCACGCTTCAGCGCCTGCACGTGTCCGAGTTCGGCAAGATCTGCAAGCTCAGTCCCGACAAGGCCCAGGAGATTGTAACCGGTGCGTTCGAGGCCGTTGCGCTGGGTAATCGCGTCACGATCGAAAGCACCGCAGAGGGCCGAGAAGGCTACTTCTTCGACTATTGCGAGTCGGCTAGAAAAACTAAGGACAGCAGGCGCCCGCCGACGGTGATGGACTGGCAGTTCCACTTCTTTCCGTGGTTCCGCGATCCAACCTACCGGCTGGAAGCGTGCGACCAGGTGGTGGTGCCGCTTTGGATGCAGGAGTACTTCGCAGAGTTAGCGTCCAAGCAGGGCATCCGCCTGGACCGCGCACAGCAAGCTTGGTACGCCAAGAAGGCGGAGTCGCTGCATGACGACATGAAGCGCGAGTATCCGGCGACTCCGGATGAAGCGTTCGACCAGGGCATCAAAGGCGCCTACTACCTGACGCAGATGCGGTTCCTCAGGCAGCAGGGGCGGATTACCAAATCCGTCAGCCGCAACCCAACGCTGCCTGTGTTTACCGCCTGGGACTTGGGCATGGGGGACGCGATGTCCATCGTTCTATTCCAGGTAGTGGGCCGCCAGGTTCACATCATCGACTACATCGAGCACTCCGGCGAAGGCATGGAGTATTACGGCGAGCTGCTCAAAAAGCTGGGCTACTCCTACGGTGCCCACTACGCGCCGCACGACATCGTGGTGCGTGAGATTGGAACCGGAAAATCGCGGATCGACGTGGCGAAGCAGTACGGCATCACCTTCCAGATTGTCCCGCGGGTCTCCCGTAACAGTGAAGGCGTGCAGGCGGTGCGTAACTTCCTGCCGCTGTGTTGGTTCGCAGAGGATGAGCAGGACAAACGTGCGGCTACGGATGAGCCAGACAGCGGTAGGCCGAGAACTGCCGGCGTATCTAGGCTGATCGACTGCATAGACAACTACCGCAAAGAGTGGGATCAGCGCTTGGGCGTATACCGGGATCAG